TTATATATATATTTGAAAGAGTTTATAAAAACATATGTTTATGAAACTCCAAAAAAAACGACTCCGGGAAATTGAATACTTCAAACATAAAGGAAAATGATAACAAAAAATCGCTGCAAATGTGGAGGAAAGAAAAGACCACCGAAAAGATGATGGAAGAACTTCTTATTCGATCCTGGTTATGGATTGAAATACGATTGACTCATGCTGAAATATTGAGAAATTATATTATCTGGGTGAACTAATGCCGGCACCAAAAGGAAATAAGAATGCTATTAATAATGACGGGGGAAGACCTCCATTATTTGATACTGTAAAAGATTTGCAGAATAAAATAGATGCTTATTTTAAAAGAAAGAAGGAAAGAAAAACAATTTGCGGACTTGCTTATTATCTTGGATTTGAGAGCAGACAATCATTTTATGATTATGAAAAGAGAGTTGAGTTCTCTTACACAATAAAAAGAGCGAGATTAAGAATTGAAATGGTTTATGAGAATAATCTTCAATCAGGATTCTCAACAGGATCTATTTTTGCTTTGAAAAATATGAGTTGGTCTGATAAACAGGAAATAGAACACAATCTAAATATTCAATCTTTACCCGATATAATAATCAAGAATAAATGATTGAACAAACTGTCAGTGATCCTCAGATGGCGATGTTGAATAGTACCTCATCGCTTAATTTGTTTCTGGCAGGGGTTGGATCGGGCAAAACGCATATCGGGGGGATACTTTCTTATCGTCTTGTGAAGATGTATCCAAGATGCCGGGGTTTCATTGGTGCGAATACTTATCTTCAACTTACCCAATCAACCCTCTTCCGCATCCGTGAATACTGGAAATCTATCGGTATTGTTGAATATGACAAACAGATAAATCCTTCAGGTCATTATGTTATAAATAAGAAACCGCCTTCGCATTTTAATACTGAAGGTCATAATTTTGATGAGTATTACGGTATTATATCTTTCATAAATGGATGTGTTATTTTTACCGGGTCATTGGATCATGCAATAGCACATTACGGGAAAGAATTCGCCTGGGCCATCCTCGACGAGACTAAAGATTCTGATGAGACAGATATAAAAGAAGTTATTCTCTCACGGCTACGACAGAAAGGTATTTATATCAAAGACGGTAAATTCGATTATGAAGGCACGGAATTGAATCCTGTTTATTTTCTTACCACTCCTGCACGGGTTGACTGGATTAATGAACTCTTCGAACTTGAAAAATATATCGATGAGATTTCAGCGAAGATATATTCTGATAAGACATTTTTTGAAAAACAGTTCGGCAACAAGTTTGTAACTATCAGTTCCACATATCACAATCAATCGAATCTTCCTTCAGGATATATAGAGAGTCTCCGTGACAGTAATTCCGAAGAACGATTCAAAGCATTAGTTTATGCTAATCCTTTTTCAGTTGTTGGAGGAGAATTTTATTCTTCATTCAATAGGTTGAAACATGTTCAGAGGCTTTTATATCTTCCCGATCTCCCGGTCCATATATCATTTGACCAGAATACAGTCCCTTATAATACTGCTCTTATCTGGCAAGTATGGAAGGAAAAAGAACTATGGATATGTGCCTGTATTGATGAGATATGTCTTGAGAATCCCCGCAACTCGACAGAAGAGGTATGTGAGGAGTTTATAGCACGTTATCCGAAACATAAATCAGGTCTGTTCTATTATGGTGATGCATCAGGCCATAATCGGTCTACTTTGAATAAAGATTTTAAACATCATTACGAGATAGTAGAATACAAACTGCGTAAATATCTTAATAATGCATCAGACAGGACATTAATCCAGAATCCCTCACTTGTTAAGCGTAGGGATTTTATCAATCTACTCTTTGAAGATAAATTACCGATAAGATTAATCATTAATGAGACTTGTAAAAAGACAATAGCTGATTTCATGTATGTCAAACAGGCTATTGACGGGGGGAAAGATAAACATATTGTCACGGATCCCGAGTCGGGAGAGAAATATCAGAAATACGGGCATTGTACAGATGCCGCAGATTATTTACTTGTTGAATTATTTAAAAACTTTTATAATGGATAACAAAATTATAATTTGTTCTTGTAATTCATTAGAACATCAGATGATGTTGTGGCATGATAAAGAAGATAATGAAATAATTTTATATACAGAGATTCATTTAATCACATATCATAATTTCTTTAAGCGTTTATGGTATGGTATTAGATATGTTTTTGGATATAAGAGTCGCTTTGGCGCATGGGATGAATTTATATTTGATGATGAAAATTATAGAAAGTTAAAAGAATTTATAAACTCAAGATAATGGATAAGGTCGCAGGGTTGGAGTTATTGAAAGAAGTTGTCAAAGAAAACAAGACACACCAGGATTACAAGAGAGTCACGGAACTAGCAGATAAATATTTTAAGTTAGTGACCGGCAATGGTATTGATACTTTATTGCAACAGATAATAACCAGGGAGACAGAAGATGAGTTTGAACAAAGGACAAAAATAACGAAATCAGTGTGTCCGGCTATTCTCAACTCTACAAAACTGCCCTTTCAGAAAGCATCACGTAAACAACCTATCGTAAGGAAAATTGAGTTTAAGAATAATTCAGAAGAACAGAAAACTGAACTGGAATTATTCATTGGTAAATACTGGGGTGACAAATCACTGGAGAAATTCCTTGAATATGCATTTATAGATTATAACTATACTGATCCTAATGCTTTCCTGATAACAGAATTCGGGGCATTTGACAACCTTAAAGAGAAAGCCCAGCCATATCCTTTCATCGCTACCTCGGAAGAATGCGTGATGTTTGAATATCAAAACGAGATACTCGATTATCTTATTGTCCGGCTGCCGATAACCTATCTCGACAAAGGATCGCCTCAACCGGGATTCAAATATACTATGTATTTAGGTATGGATACTATCGAATTGGTCCAGGTATCTGAAGATGAGAAATTAAATAAAGATGTTATCGAGATAGAAAAGAAATATTACCTATTGACTTATTTTGAACCCAAGAATGAGAAAGTTCCTGCTGTCAGGTTTGGTTATCTGAGAGATATAGAGACTAAAGGAAGGACTTTTATATCAGTGTTTCATCCCGTACTCTGTTATCTTGAGAAGACTCTGAAGATTGACTCTGAACTGGATCTCTCAACGGCGATGACGGCATTTCCACAGAGATTTGCTTATGTAACTCCGTGTACCGTCCGTGAATGCAGCAAAGGATATCTTCCTGATGGTAATGAATGTTCCGTATGTCATGGCACGGGTGTTCAGCCTATGCATCGGGGCACTATGGATATGATAACACTTGCCCTGCCAAAAGATCCCACGCAGATGGTTGCACTGGATAATATGCTTGTTTATAAAGCTCCTCCGATTGAACTATTGACATTTCAGAAAGACTATATTGAATACCTGAAGATTTCAGTTCAGAATATGATGTTTAATGCCGATCCGCTTCAACGATCAGAAGTAACGCAGACGGCAACCGAGGTAGTGAATAAGGGAGATAATATGAATGATACTCTTTATCCTTTCGGGAGACAATATTCTTCTATCTGGGAATTTGTCGTTAAAGATATAGCTACATTCACGGATTTAAACAACGAACTGACTGTACAGCATAAGTTCCCGACAGATTTCAAGATGAAGAGTCTTGAAGAGTTGATGACAGAACTGCAGACTGCCAAAAATGCCGGAGCTTCAACTTCAACTATTTCGGCTATTGAAGATGATATAAACGAAATACTTTACAGCGATCGTCCGGAAGAACTTAAAGAAATAAAAATCAAGAATGAGATCAATCCTTTCCGGGGATATAGCGAGGCAGATATACGATTTATAATCTCTCAGAATAATGTTCCGCTTTATTCAAGGACTCTTTGGGAGAATTTTGAGAGCATATTCCAGGATTTAGAGACAGAGAATCCTGAATTCTTTGATTTTGCCTATTCGAAGATTGTTAAACTGGTCAAAGCAAAGACCCAGGAATATATGGCGAATATATCAGGAGAGCAAGATGCTCAAGCAAAAAAAGATGCCGAAACATTTGCAAAACAAAATCCATTCGGAGGTTAAAATGGGTAGAAGAGCAAGCAGGGATTTAAAGCCATTAAGCCAGGTAGCTATTATTGATGAACCAATTCTTCAACAGATAGTTGCTGAAGTTGTTCCTTTGGTCAATCAGGGATCCGATGGCGGGTCTGTTTTGTTATCTGAAACTTATAATAAAGATGCTAATGATAGTATATTGATATGTTCACAATATAATCCAGATTAAATGAGTTTAGCAAGATTTCAATTACCTTATGTGACGACTGTTCAGCGAATGGCAGTCATACCAAAAGACAGGGATGTTCTTTTCGATACTGATGAAAGGACTATCTATATTGGCAATGGGATAACTTATGGCGGTGTTGCCCTTGCCACGATTGACATATCAGGCAAGGTAGATAAGATAACAGGTTATTCACTTGTTGCCAATATAGAAATAGCAAAGATACACACTCCGGGAAGTGATAATCAGGATTTATCTGATTTACAGCCAAAGGAATCAGGCAAGGGACTTTCAACAAATGATTATACAGATGCTGAAGAAACTAAACTGGCAGGAATTGAGACAGGGGCAAATAATTATACCCACCCTGCAAATCATTCTCCTTCAATAATAACTCAAAATTCGACTAATCGTTTTGTTTCCGATACGGAGAAATCTACGTGGAATGGCAAACAGGATTCACTTGGATTTACTCCTGTTGCCAATGATGATTACCGTCTTGCTGATGCCCGCCCTGCAAATGATGTTTATTCATGGGCAAAAAATGCTTATAAACCCTCTTATACGCCTTCTGAAGTAGGAGCTGAACCGGCAAATATAAATATTCAGAATCATGTAACTGCCACTCATGCTCCGAGTAATGCAGTCCCATTGGCAACGGTCAAGGCTGATTCTGAGATATCAGATGCAATAGATAAAACACATAGCAATATTTTAGATCATTCAAATAGCCAGGACCATTCACATACAAACAAGACTCAACTTGATTTAGTGACAGATGGGGATCATGATATTTCTGCTCATGCTGCAATCGTTAATTGGCAGTCCGTTTACAGAACAATATTAGATTCAACAGGCAGTCATATTGCTGCAAAAGTAGCAGGGACATACGGGATACCTCAAGGTCAACCACTTGCAGTTTCAGGAACAGGGACTCTTTATGCTCTGAATACAATTTATATTGATTCGGCTGACTATCCGACCATTGACGGCAAGGCAGCAAAATTAAGAGTACGTTGTAATATTGCCTGTAATGATGTGGCTCCTTTTACAGGAACCTTTGTCGTGGGGCTTCATCCTGTCACCCGTCCAGGAACATCAGGAGGAGCGGGAGTTTGTATTTATACAATAGGATCAGCAGTTACAGGATCAACAGTCACGGGGACTAATCTTGCAGCAGACTCACAAAATAATTTGGTGGGTTCGGATTTCGCATTGCCTGCAAATGGATTTTACGTTTTGGCGGTAGTTACTTCGGCAACTATGGCGACAAGTTCACATTGTCATGTTTCGGCAAGTTTACAGATAAGAAATGCCTAAATATTCAGTTGTCATACCATCTTTATTGGCTGATTACAGAACAGCAGCCAAAGATCGCGATAAGAAGATCATCCGGGCTGTGAATTCTGTATTATTACAGACTTACCAGGACTTTGAAGTGATCATCATAGCTGATGGATGCCAGAAGACTGTTGAAGTGATGAAGCAGGTCATGGATCCGAGAATCAGCACTATTCTTATTACAAGAAATAAATTATGGTCAGGCGAACCTCGCAATGCAGGGATACAAAACGCAACAGGGGAGTTTATCATATATCTTGATATTGATGATCTTTATGGAGAGAATCATTTACAGATTGTTGCAGATCAGTTAAATAGTTACGACTGGGTATGGTTCGATGATATACGTTATTCGCCGAGACAGAAACAATGGTATGTCAATCCCTGTGAGATAACGCAGATTTCCAGACATGGGACTTCGAATATATGTCATAAAAGATTATTACCCGTCAAGTGGGATCATTCAGGATATGCACATGATTTTTATTTTGTCAGGCAACTGAGAGATAATAAGAATTATACGAAGATATATAATACCGAGTATTATGTCATGCATGTACCTAATGCCAATACAGGAGGGTATGATTTATGAAAGTTGCCGCCGTTACGATAACTTACAATCGGCTGGATTTAACTAAAAAGACAGTTGAAAGTTTTTACGATAAGACTTCAGTTGATTATCATCTCTTTATTGACAATGGTTCTACTGACGGCACACGGGAATATCTTAAAGATTTCAATCATATCTTACTGGATAAGAATTTCGGCATTGCCTATGCTTTTCGTGATGCGGTAAACAGGTTAAAAGAATACGATTATATCCTTAAACTTGATAATGATGTAGAGACAGTAACGCCGGATATAATAAACAGGATGCTGGAGTTTTATGAAAAGAATGGTCAGAATTATGTTTGTTCTCCTGTCGATCTTAATCTTGATCCTAAATTTGCACCTGCTATATTATTCAAAGGCAGCCTCAATGGATTCAATATAAATCTTACCACGCATACAGGCGGAGCTTTCCAGCTGGCTCCGGCGAGTATATGCAAGAGATTATGTCTGGAATTCAGGCATCTTAAATTTGGTGATTATATGATAGGCAAGTATTATCGCCGTCATGCTTATCGTCCTGTTTATCTCATGGATTTAGAGATGAAACATATAGGTATTAACTATTCGACACCTCATGCAGAATATGTCTTATGATCTTATTATAGTATCACAAAGCACTCCTGCGCTTATTCCTGTCACCCAGCGATGTATTGACTCGGCAAGGGAAGATATGGCAGAACTTAATATTGTTGTCATAGAGACAGGACAACCATATAAATATAATGTTGATAAAATAATAGAATATAACGGCGAATTCAATTATAACCGTGCTTTGAATATGGGATTAAAATATGCGAAGAACGAAATCCATATATTAGCTAATAATGATCTTGTCTTTCATCCGGGATGGTCAAAGATAGGTGATCTGATGAAAGCAAATGGTTATCATTCCGCTTCATGTGCGACAGGCGATATTAAACAGGGTGAATGTCTGTATGAAGGTTATTCAATAGAGACTATACTTGCAGGATGGTGTATATTTATAGATGATTATTGTCTTGAAAAGATAGGTCAGCTTGATGAAACGATGTCATTCTGGTTCTCGGATAATCTTTATGCCTGCCAGATAAAAGCCGCAGGGATAAAACATGCTTTATTTTGTAATTGCCGGGTAGATCATTTAGTAAGCCAGACATTACGTAAACAACCGTCACGGATAAGAAGACAATACCAGATAGGAGAATTTCGTAAGTTTAATGAAAGATTAAGATATTATGCCCAAAGAGAAATCACTGACAAAAGTTATTCCTAATATCTATAAAAGGAATGCAGAGAATATAGGTTTGTTTTTCTTTGTTAAAGCACAGAAACAAATAATTCCTACTGTGACACTTGACCAGGCGATAATGAATTTTTTTCGTTTTGCAGAGATATCACTCGATGAATGGGATCTCGAAAGCGCACGAACTACATATAACAGGATGCAGAAAGATTTTTATGACGATTGCAGATCATAGAATATTTAAAGAGAATTAAATGAAATTGCCTAAACGCATAGCGGACATATTAAAACGTAAACAGGAATTTATTGATTCGCAACGGGCAAAGATGGAATCCTCTGTTGTAAAACTTCAGTCACGGTTATTCTCTGATATAATCTCTGAGTTGATCCCTGAACTTGATGTAAAAGACGGACTGATCCAGGATACGGCGAAGAACTATAAATTACTCTCTGTTCTGGATAAGACTTATAAGAGTTTTCAAACAGTATCGAATCAGGTAGTTTTAGGTCAGGTCCTTAAAGGTACATCGAAGATAGCAAAGTTAAATACTAATTATTTCTCTGTAGTTCTTTCGGGTAATCTTCCTGCAAGATTCGAGGATATCATAGCAAAAACAGATAAGTTAATTAATCTGAAGATAGGACTCGAAGGCGATAAGGTCTTTAAAGGCGGCTGGCTGGATGCGTTTTTTAACTCAAATACTACAGGACTGGAATTAAAAGAGATGACTTCAAAAGCCGTTACTTCAAATATGAACCTGAAAGACTATGTTAAATTACTGCGTGAGAAGATAACAGGTTCTGATGAGTCAGCCGGGTTGCTTGAGAGACAATTCCAGCGATATGGGTATAATTTATACCAGCAATATGATGCCGCTTATAATATGACTCTCGGAAATGAGTTCGGGTTTAATTATTTTATTTACCAGGGAGGATTGATTGTCGATTCAAGAGATTTCTGTGCTGCACACAACAATAAGGTATGGTCCAGAGAAGAAAGTGAATCCTGGCGTACGTGGACACCCGTACAGGGGGAATATCCTGCAGGTTATGAAGTGAAGGCCAAAGATTTGTATTCCGTGCCGTCTTATATGGATTATCCCGGTTATGATCCATTAATTGACCGGGGAGGATATAACTGCCGCCATTCTCTGGGGTGGATCGCTGATGATATAGCCTTGGGGATGAGACCGGAGTTAAAAGAGGATTAAATAGTAACAATATGTTATATTATAATTCTCAATAAATAGTATATTTTTGTTTTTTAAACTAAAGATTAAGTTATGGAAGAACTGACAGAGAAGAAAATTGATATGATGATCAATGGACAGAAAGTTAGTGTGAGTGAAAAGGTACTTAAAAGCAGAATGATGAGAGATAAAAAAGTAGAGGTAGAGATAAACGGCAAGCGCATCCGCTGTCCGGAGCACATGTTAGAAGATATAATGAAGTTTGGCGGATCATTGACCCGAAGGATAGTCAAAAACCCCCCAAAAGAAGTTCTTCTGATGACAGAACCTAAAACGATAATCCTCCCGAAAGTTGAAAAAGTAATAATCCCATCCGGGACTGAAATCAAAGAAATACCTTCTGTAGGCGAAAAAGAGATTGTAAAATCAGAATATCCCGGCGACAAACCTATAGTCAAGAAAACCGTTAAAAAGGGAGTTAAGAAAACTACGAAGAAATGATGTATGAGATAAAATCGAAGAAGACGGGTCATACCGAGATATTATCTGAAGAGGAGTTTGATAAGTTTTCAAAACATTATATATTCAGCAGGTTTAGTGTCAAGAAACTTGATCTGAAACCACTGATACCATCATTAAAAAAAGAGATCATAAAAGAAAAAACGAAAATAAAAAAAGAATGAAGGCTGAAGAGCAGACTAAATTAAACGAGACATTATCCAAAGTCTTTAAACTGGATACGGAGCAGTTGGCCACACTCTATAACGAGGCCGGAGATTTAACAGACTTGACAGTTGTAACGGAGGCAGACACTAAAAGAGTTGCTAAGTTCAACACCGAGAAAACCTCTCAATATAATCGAGGCATAAAAGAAGGTGCGGGGAAAATTGAGAAGGATCTCAAAGAAAAGTATGAAATTGAATCTGATCTTATCGGAGTAGAGTTAGTAGATCAAATCGTTCTTAAACAGACTGAAGCGGTTACTAAGGCCAATCCAAAGGATGTCACCAAGCATCCCGATTATATAAAGTTAGAGACTACTATAGCCAAACAACTTAAAGACCGGGATAAAGAATGGGAAGGCAAAATGGCATTGAAGGAAGCGGAGTTTAAAAAAGAAAAACTCTTTGAGAAGATCAGGGATAAAGCTCTGGTCAATCTTGAAAGTCGCAAACCGATACTGCCAGGCGATCCTGCGAAGGCTAAAGTATGGAAAGATACTTATCTTAATGAGTTAAAGGCTGGTAATTACCAGGAGGGGGAAGACGGTGTTCCAATTGTCCTGGATAAAGAGGGCAATACACTGAAAGACAAACACGGAAACCCTGTCACCTTTGATGAATACGAGAAGAGTATCTCGGATAAATATTTTGAATATCCGGTTTCTGATAAAAGAGATTCCCCTGGGAATAAAGATTCTAAAGACAAAGTGAATCTTCCCGGAGATCCAAAGACCGAAGAAGAATGTTTAATTAAGTTAAGAGATCCTAAAATCACTCCAGAAGATCGCAAGAAATGGACAGATTTAATGGATAACTTAAAAAGACAAAAATGAGTTTAGAAATTACTTGTGGATACCTCCACACGATACAGAGGATGGCCGATGATATCTGGGCCGATCCTATGAAGAATAATGACCTTATTGCCGACGTAGTCGGGCTGAAGGCTATTCTTGAAAATCAATCAGTGAATTTTACTGAGATTACCGGCACGAAAAATAATGAACTTCGTGTCGAGTGGCTTACCAAGTGCGACATCACACCAACATCATGCAGTGACGATTGTACTATTACGGGCGAAGATGCTGATCCTCAATGTAAAGATTACGAGATAGAATGTCTTTATGAAACATCCTTCAAAGTCCCTCTCAGGGCTTATCGTGACCGCACCATTGAGATGCAGCAGTCTATAGCTTTTCAGAAACTTGCCCACATGAAGGCCTTGGATGAAAGACTTGTCATATATGCCGGGGCTGGTGTACTTGCTAATCTCGGAACGAACCTTTTCACTCAAGGCGTGGGTAATGTCGTCGGGACAACTACTTTCATAGCTCCTCAATACTGGGACGATGCAATCTGGGGATATTTCGATCAGGTAAAGAGGCTGAATAAATTCCGGAATCCTTACCTTGTGACAGGCAATAACCTTTACCAACTGCTCTTCAATCGAACACTTGAGGCTTGTAATGCAGATGGATGCGGTAATTTCAAGAAGATAAACACTATAAAGGTTTATCAGGATCCCGAGAATGTCGAGACTTATGCTCCCGGCGATACGTTTATGATTCACAAGACTGCCGTTGCATTCCTGAATAAAGCATGGAACAAAATCAACCCGATCAATGCCGAACTGAAGGCCGGCCAGTATTGGGAATGGTCAGAAGAATCAAAGAACCTTCCGGGTGTATGGTATGACTTCACAATGAGAGAGACCTGCGAAAGCAATGATTTCTACCAGGCTTATAAGATCAAGGTTCACGGACTTTTGGCTGTAAACCCGTTCCCGTGTGATGAAAACAATACGGGTATCTTGATGTTCGAATGCGGGACAGGTGACTGATTTATTAACTTAAAGTTTATAGAAAAAAGATAAGGTGCAAGTAATTTTATTGCACCTTTTTTAATTTAAAAATATGTCAGTTTATAATTGTCTGTACGATGTAATCGGATTTTCGAGGCAGGAAGATAACTGTGTCGATGGATGGGATCCGTCTTATGCGGTATCTGATTCCGGTTTATTTATTGATGAACTTCCGGGAATGGCCCTGCGGATATTAAATTCTACAGGAGGCACGTATGATATATGGGAGAAACTTGACCATGCCCGTGAGAATGCTGTCAGTGCCTTTAAAGTAGATGTCCTGAGAGAAATACTCAAGACCAAAGAGCCTGCCAGAGGTAAATTTATCGGCGACATAGGAGGCAAGTCTTTTACTTCTTCTTTGTCTGCAGATACTTATCATGGTCTGAGGATGTATTCCGATATAACCGGAGGATCATTTAATCTTCGGGCTGTGACATTGATCCTCGATACTACCGAAGCGGTTAATCTTAATATCTATACCGGGCCAGATGACGAGGATGGCGCAGCACCTATTCATACAATAGCACTGACTTCCCTGGCAGGAAGGCCGAAATATAATCTTATAACACCTATCCAATTAACATTAGAAGGAGACCTTTATTTCCTTTTTTCTACTGCAGGAGGTGTTCCTAAGAATAATAAACTGACTTGTAACTGCGGAGGTTTTAAATGGTGTTTCGATCCAGGTCATCCATGTTACAGATATTCAAGGGATAAATGGACAGAATGGGCTATGGTTGCAGGTGTTCATGGTTCAGATCTGACTATACGTGATGACTGGGGAACTTCACGGGAGGCCAGGGGACTTATCCTACATGGTGATTTCGGATGTGATACTCTGGGGATACTTTGTTCCGATCATTCCGACTGGACAGGCAATATGGTCGATTCTGCTATCGCCTGGGCTATAGTTTATAAAGCAGGTTCTTTTTTATCAAGTTATATCATGGATTCCGAAGAAGTCAATAGATATACTCTTTTAGGCATTGATGGTTTGTCGGCTAATATTGTTTTCTATGAAACTAAATATAAGGAGATGATTGAATTTATCGCTGATAATATCGAAGAGGATCGTAATGAATGTCTTAAATGTCGTTCTCCGCATGGATATAAACGAATGGCACAGATGTTATGACTTTTCCTGAATATGATAAAAGACTTGGAGGGGTTATTAAAGACCTTCAATCCGGGGCGCATGGAATAGTAATGGCACGAATGGCTATCAATGCCCTTACATTAATTAAACAACGTGTTCAGGAAGAAGGCAAAACGGCAAAAGGCAGTCAGTTTCCTCCTTATTCTACAAAGGCTATGTTAATAGGATGTAAATCATTTATTCAAAAATCAGCGTGTAATACTGTTTTTGGGAGTAAAGATAAAAGAAGAGAATTTCAGTGGAGAACTGTCCAAGGACATAAACTTGCTATACTTCCCGGAGGATATAAGCAATTAAGAGAGATACAGGGTCGCCAAACTGATCATGTTGATTTCATGATGACAGGTCGGATGTGGAGTGATATTGCAGTTATAAGTAAGGGATCAGATCATGAAAAAGGAATAGCAATAATAGGAGCGAAGACAGAAGATGATAAAAAGAAACTTGCCGGTAATACAAAACGAAAAGGAGATATTCTTGATCTGTCGCAGGAAGAAATAGACAGGCTGAAGGCAAGTTATAATTTGGATGTATTACAGATATTTAAAAATAACGGATTGTAAAAAAGGAGGAGAAAATGGGAGCGCCAATAGGAAACAGAAACGCAGCAGGACCGCATAGTTATAGAAGTTCTGGGGCAAAAAAGTATTTACGTAGAAAGATGGGGAGTTATAGAAATGCTTTAAGATACTATCAACAGACAACGCCAATGAAAGAAAGAGCATTAGTATATAAACAGGGCGGAAGGGGAACATGGGGAACTGATAGTCATGCACCACATGCCCTTAAAATGAAAATGAAATTTACTTAATGAATGAAAAGAAATTGTTTAACTCATTCTCTCGACCAATGGTTATATCTTAGGAAATATAATTATAAACTATGGTATAATTCGAATCATGTAATTATAATTGAACCGGATATTGATATGTCTGAAAAAGGATATTTACCGCTTGAAAGTTATGGGTATGATCATTTTATAAAATCCTTTTATGATTTATCGGAAAAATATAAACAAATATTAAAAGAATACTTTAATCAATGAACCAGGCAATAGCTAATATAATAAAAGGTCATATTGAAGGACTGGATTTTGTCGATAAGATAGCAGGTCTTGTCGCTCCGCTTACTTTTGAGATAAAAGACAAAGATAATAATATGATCACGAAGACCTTCCCGATAGCGTGTTGCGTATCGGCTGATGATTGTAAAGAAGGTGCATATAACGAACTTATGCCTGACTCTAAATATAAAACAGTCATCTATTTTGAAGATGGCGGTGTGACATTCGATAGATATACAGGTAATCATAAATATTATAAAAGTTCTTTGAGGTTAGTCTGCTGGATCAATATTGAAAAGATCATGGCATCGGGTATCTGCAAATCGGAAATACCATGTACCTATGCAGCTCATCTGATTGCGGAGATAATAAAGATATTGCCACGATTCCCTGAGAATCATTCGCCTTTTGATTTTGTATATTCCGAGGTGATCGGGCAGATAGTCAGGAGTCCGTCAATATTCGGTGCATATACTTATGATGAGAAACATTCTCAATATTTAATGTCTCCCTATGATTATTTTGCACTGACAATAGATACATCATTTGCTTTATGTCTGGATAGTGATACAACTGATGATTCGAGTTGCCGATGAAAACAATAATGAAATATATTACCCCGGCGATAGCAGAAGAGTTGATTAAATATCGGAAACGCACTAATCCTATAAAACAGACGAAATTAAATAAGATTAAAAATATGATGTTATCCGGAAGATGGAAGAATAAGATAGGGACTCCTATAGTTGTTAAAAATAGCGAGTTACTTGATGGTTATCACAGGCTTACGGCAATAATAGAGACACGGAGATGTTATTTAATACCCATAGAATCAGATGATAGCATTACTCTTTAAGTTAGTTATCATATCGGTTGTTTTTGTCAATCTCTGCGAACCAGGGATGATCTTCTCATGGTATGGGAAACAGATTAATAAACTGCCTGACTGGCTTTATAACCCTCTTGGCGGATGTGTGAAATGTTTCGCCGGACAGGTTTCTTTCTGGGGATACCTGGTTGTTTATTTTCATCCTTATAATTTATTTGAACACATAGTATTTACCTCATCGTCTATTTTTCTCTCACTAATACTTAATAAGATATGGACACTCTCAGATCAGTAGATTTAAGCAAAAAATTTTTTGAATGCGGAGGACGTAAATTTTATGTCAGAGATTCGCTTTCATTTTCAAGGTATAAGGAACTTCAGAAGATAAACCTGGAGTTTGGTTATTCGGCGACGTTTCATGATATTTTCAAACATATAAAAGAAGCATGGGATTATCTCAATGCTATTAAGTTAGGCGAGGCGGCTGTGATACTTCATAATATAATGTATGGCGTGGTCAGCCTGGAAGATAAAGATGATCCGGCATTACGAATGTGTGCTTTATTTATTGATGAGGAGGGTGAAGATCCAACAATCTACGATGAGGGTAAGATGAGAGAGAAGATTGAATGTTGGGGAAAGGAGTTGGACACCCTCCCTTTTTTTCAACTGGCATCCAACTTAGTTCCAAACTGGATGCCGGTTTACAATCTCGTTTTAAAAGATGGTTTGCCAAAGGCGGAGAAAGAAGAACTAAGTATATAAAAAAAGAGGTTGAGGCATTAGATAAAGATTGGAATGATTTAATTTATTCTTTATGTGAGGGCAATGCTACTGAGATGATCGCTTTAAAGAAGTTCGATATATTTGATTTTTTTGATTATATAGAAAATAAGAGCAAGAAAGATGGCTAAAGGACATACTGCATGGAATAAAGGAATGAAAGGAGTTACTTTAGAAACCAGTCAAAAAATGAGTAAATCTGCTAAACTCAGGAGACGATTGCCATGTTCTAATGAGACAAAAGAAAAATCAAGAATAAAAGCAATAGGAAGAAAATTTGGACCAACACCAGAAGATCGTAAGGAAAAAATGAGGAAAGCATTAAAGGGGAAACCCTGCCCACACCCTAATCGTAAAAGCCGAAAAGGGATACAGACCAGATATATTCCTAAAAGTGCTTTTAAAACAGGTCATAAAGCATGGAATTTTGTTGATGGTAGAAGTAATAGATTAGATTTAAAAATCAGATATGGTGAAAATTGGCCAAAAATAAGACAACAAGCGATAATAAGAGATCAATATGTTTGTCAAAAGTGCGGAATCGATAATGTTCCATTTGAAGTTCATCATATAATATCATTTCTTATTACAAGAGATAATTCGTTAGATAATTTAGTGACATTATGTAAAAGATGCCATAGGAAAATCGAAGCAATGGAAATGAAAATGTACAAAAATAAGGAGGTGGCATAATGGATGTAACATTAGTCCTGAAGGCGGACAATTCGCAGTATATAAACAAGATGAAAGAAGCGCAACAGGCTTCTCAGAAAGTCTATGATGTTGCTGAGAAAGGCGGGAAGCGTGAGAAGGGTATTCTTGAGGAGATAGATGCTACACTTGTACGTCTTGAGAAGTCGAAACGTAAAGCATTCACTTATGAAGATATTGAGAAATATAATAAGAAGATTTTAGAAGCCAAGCAGCATCTTGGCGAATATGAAAAGGCCGGTCAGCAAGTTGAAAAACAAACTGAATCTATGGCTCAGACTTTTGGCAAGTGGGTCATGGGACTGGGGCTTGTCGTTACCGTTTTAAATAAACTCAAACAGGCTTTCGAAGATACCCGGCAAGGGATGATTATTTTTGCCCAGGCAGGAGCGGCAGTAAACCAGGTTCTTTATAATATGGTTAACAATGTCGGGAACTGGAATGAGAATGTCGGACAGGCTATAGTTCTTGCGAAGAAAATGGCAGAACTTCAGATCAAAGACTCGCTGGAAAAAGTTCGTGCAAATAAATTAATGCGTGAATATAATAAACTCTATACTGAAGCAAATGAGATAGCAGGAACAAATATCGAGAGAATCAGTAAATTAACCGAAGCAAAAAGGAATTTTATTGATGCTTTAAAATTAGAAATTGCAAGTACCGCAGAACAATTAATGATCGCAAAAGAACAATGGGGCCTTGCGCCTACGAGTGAGACAGCAAGAAAAGCGGTATTTGCTTTAACCAATGAATTATCCAATTTGATTGAGCAAAAATCCCAGGGAGTCCGCAGATTATCGAGAACGATAGCGAATGAAGAAGCTAGAATATTTACAGATGTCCGGGATGAGATTAAAAAAGCATTGGAAGATATAGAAAAATGGCAGGAAGATTATACAGAAGAGACAAAAAAGGATGTTGAAAAAAGGAAAAAATATCTTCATGATACAGATCTTGAAGCATTCAGGGAAAATGAGAAATTTATTGAAGATTATTTAAAGGCAGATGAACAGGCAAAAGATAAGGAATGGGAAGATGAAGTTGATTTCCAGAGGAAGATAGCGAAAGCAAAAAGAGATGCTGCCAAAGAATCATATGATATGCAACTTGTAATAGCAGAGAAAGTCAAGAAATTAGAAGATGATGCTAAAGCACAAAGAATAGAAAATCTTCTTGCAACCGGCGATGCTATTGTTCAGTATATCGGACTGATCCAACAACTTGTCGATGCAGAAGTTTTAAGAAAAGAAAAAGAACGTGAGTTACTTGATACCCGTATCTCGGAACTGGAATCAGAGATAAACACAGAAGCAGAACTTCGAGATAAAGGAGTTGCTTCTAACGTGAAAGCCAGGGAGGCAGAACTTGCCGCAGTCAAAAAACAACGTGACAAAGCTCTCAAAGATGAGGAGGCAGCCCGTAAAAAACAACATACCCTGATGATTGCCGGGTTGCTGGCACAGCAGGCTGTAGATATAGCAAGAATAATAGCTTCTACGGCAGTAGCTAATGCAGCAGCAAGAGTAGCACAGGCTGAAGGCATGGCAACATTTAATCCGGCTATGGTTGCGGCAGCTCAGGCATTAATCGTAGCTAACCGTGTGGCTGCGGCGATAGGTATTGCATCTTTAGTAGCAGCTATAGCAACGGCAGCAACGGCTAAGTATGCCAAAGGAGGATGGACCGGCGAAGGCAAACGACGTGATGAGACAGGAGAACGCATAGCCGGAGTGGTGCATGAAAAAGAATTTGTCATCCGTAAAGGTCCGGCAAATAAGTTCCGTGAAGTCCTTGAGGCTATAAACCGTGATGATAAAAAGATGATTTTTAATTCTTTTAATAAATTGACTCCGGAACTTATAGGCGGGAATACAGTTAATAATGTCATTGTCGAGAATGAGGGACCTAATAAAAGGCTCGACATCCTTGTAACAGAACAACGAAGATTAAATAAAAGGTTATCAACTTTGGAATCAATCCATGATACAGTACATGAGACAATAATACGAAAAGGCAATACTACAAGAGTAATTAAAAAATGAGTTTACTTCCATATACAAATGGTAATATTCCTGTTTACAGGTTTTATCTTAATACTTTTCCTTCTTCTTCGGTGATTTATGAGGTATTTCCTTTAAACTTTCTTTCGACTTCACTTGTCGATCAACCGGAAGGAGATCAGGTTTTCTATCGCCGTAAATTTAATGGTTCTCTTTTGTTTGGCACAAATGATAAAGTTTATGACTCTTTAGGATTACCTCATAATCGTTCTGATGATTTTTCCCTTTTATGGGCAGTAGAGAGTATTGACCCCTGTGAAAAACTTTATTTTACAATAACTAAAAGTTACGGAACAACTACTGATATTTACTGGGAAGGTTCATTTTCCACTTCAGACGGTGAGTTTGATATAGACAGATGTACATTTGAGGTAACTCCTATTACTGAAGACGACTTCACAGATATACTTGAATTAGCCGATGTAGAATATAATATTCTTGACGTAGCAACACAAGTATCAGTGACTGCAAAGTTAATAGGAGGAGGAACAGAGGTCTATCCTGATAACCGATGGCTTTATAAACCGGGATCAGATAATGTCGTGGAATTTTTATGTGATAAAGTGAAGACGGGGGTTAATGTGTCAAGTACATTTTTCACCGCTGATCCTAATCCAATAACTTTGGCGACGAATCATCTAAAGTCATTGACTATAGCACAGAAATCAGATATAATACGTCCTGCTTCTTCAGATCCGGCTACATCAGCAATGCTTTCTTTTAATGGGTTGATGGAAATCCTCCGGGCAATGTTTAATGTTTACTGGAATTATGATGCATTGACAGATACTATAAATATAGAACATATAAGCTGGTTTACAAAAATTGCAGGACTGGATTTGAGAAATCAGTTATCGTGTACGGCAACTAATAAATACAAATATCTCAAATCAGAAATGCCCAAATTTGAGAAATTTAATTTCATGGAAGCTGACTATCCTGATTTTGTCGGCGTTCCCATATGGTATGACTCTGCTTGTGTAAACCAGGATGCTGAAAATAACATCAAAGAGATATCTATAAACGTGACGACCGATCTGGAATATATCCTTGATAACGAAGATGCTATATCTGATGAGGGATTCGTGATTCTTTGTACATGGTCCAATGGAGGTACAAACTATGTAGAACGCATCCAGGGGATATTGGGATCAGATGATAAATTAAATATGAGACTTTCCTGGTCCAGGCTCCAGCAGGCTTACCACAGGCATAATAGAATTTTGTTAACAGGATATATGAATGAAATCTTAAATAATTTTTGTTCTACCATAAAAATGAAGTCTCAGGATTGTTCTGCCATTATATGCCCTACGGAAGATTATAATTCTGAAGATGAGATAACAACTGAATTGGGAGAGACATATTTCGGCGGGACAAATGCATCAGTCTTAAAGGCTTCGATAAGACCCAATAATGTCATTGATTTTGAACTTGGCTATGGATTACCTGATGTCGCTAATCCCGGTTATGATGATGATTATTTTTTCGTCACAGGTTATATAGACTGGGTTGCAGAAGATGTTTTTAATATATATTTTGATTTTAGCCAACCAGCACCACATGATATAAATATAAGAATAAGAAACTTTGTTTATACCGGGGCTGCCCTTCAATGTACTTCAGGATGGGATAATGTGACATTTACTGCAGGGACTATCTCAGAGACTTATAACGGTACACTTTGCGAATTTCTCGATGTAGGCCAGTGTTTTCAGGTTGAAATAGAATACACCGGCGCTGATATGGATGGCATGACTATTACACCAGCTGCAGAGAGTTGTACTGTGGCTGTAATTTATACGATATTATGAAAACAATTTATACTTCTTTACCGATTTATGACTCTATCTCGAAACAATGCTATGAGAGAGGAAAACATGGAGGTGTTGATAAGCCTGTACCGATAATATGTCCACGGCACAGATTACCTTCATGGCAGTATAATGTTGAGGCAACTGTAGTAGGTGCGGTGACGAGAATCGATCTCGTGGATATTGACGGGAATCTTACAAATATAACTACCTATTTCCCTGTTCTCTCGGATGATTACGTTCTCATTACAGATACTTATTATAAATATGATGGAGATACTTTAAATTATCTTCTTATTGCGGGTATTTATTATCTGAAGATCACTCATGCCAATGGTTATATTTATTGGTCTGAATGGTTTATGGTAGATTGCGTTTATTTGAATCTTATAACTACATGGGTAAATATTTCTTACGATACATTTACAAAAAACGATACTGTTATTACTTCAGCAATAGAAACAGGGGTCGCACTACCAGGACAAGCAAGATCAGATTATTTTACATTGTCACCACTGGAAATGATAATGATTATCTTTTATCATACTCAAAATTCCGACCAGTTGCCGGAATTATATCTTTGGGATAGTGGCGGAGCGATAGATCATCATACTGCCATAGCAGGGTTGAACGTGATTTTTTTGACAGCGGTTACAGGGGGAACGTGTCATTTAACTTTTGATAATTCGGCTGCAACAAATTTTTTAACTACAGAAATTTATGTCATCAGAAGTTATTCAACAAAATACTTGACAATAAATTATTATAATGACTGCGACCTCGGAGATATTCTTTATCAGGATGGATTTGAACAGACTATATGGTTTGAATCAGAGACTATGGAGACAACCTTCCCACAGGATGAAGAAGGCATGAAAAACGGCGAAGGTCGTTTTGTGCGAAGTTTTGCACGACAAACGAAGAAATATATAGCCCGGACAAAAGAGATGCCCGATTTCATGGTCGAAGTCTTTAACCGCATGAAACTCCATGATACGGTAGAGTTGACGGATCTTGTAGGTAATGTAAATGATATTTATAATCTCGAAGTCGAACATGAATGGCTCTGGAATGATAAATATTACGTTAAGATAGATTTAACATTCGATTATAACGAGGCATTTGTCATTGCAGGATGTTGTAATAATTTAACTTAAAGTTTATAGAATCGATTAAAGTGTATATTATTTTTATTGTTTAATTAAAATTTAAAATTATGTCAGTTTATGTTTTGCCCGATTGTCCAACAGACTGTACGGGAGTTTTAGAATCAGTGAGTTTCAATGAATGTGCACCGGAGGTGCATTTCGGAGAAATAGCGAGGTTGTATCTGTGGGTTGATTCAGCCACTCCGCCATTTCCAAGCAATGTTGGTTACTGGTCAGGGGTAGAATGGTCGAACCATCTTCATCCATCGGGAACGGCTGTCGATGATATCCGTGAATTTACCGTCATAGGCGAGATGCCTGAACCGGAACAGACAGAGACTCCAATATCGGGAGACCGTACAGTCATAGGTTATAAAAAATTCACTCTCAACCTGGAAATTGATGAGACTAACGATGTAAACTATAACTTTCTTCTGGCCTCGGAATGTAATGGCAAGTATAAATGTAACTTTGAGACTGCCGACGGTATTCTTTATGGCGGGTATGAGGGTTTGGATGTATCAGTCAAGATGAACCAGGTTATACCAAAGAGCCGACAGGAGGTTGTTAAGATCATGGTTAAAGTGTCATGGTCGAGTAAGAACCATCCTTTCAGATGCGTTTCACCTGTAGCATAAAAAGATATGGCAACAGATTATACGACAGGATGCGGAGGTCTGGCACTGAGTTTTATTCAGATGCTGGCTGCCTGCATAGAAGGGTATCATGATATTGCCGGTGTAATGCATTATAGAATAAATACACTGCTTTCTTCTGATACCTGTGATGAATTAAGTGATTTCCTCGGTTGTAATATATCACATATCGAACCGGAAAGACAACTTGTCGAAAATACATTTGTCCTTGATGACTGTAACCTGCTCGCATGGAAGATGTTTAATAATACTTCCGAGTGGACAGATTATAAAGAATGCGGGGAAATACCACAGACACTAATACAGATGCTCGCACGATGTATCGTTGAATATAGTGACCATGATAGGATAAATATAATTATTGACGCAAATGTATGTACTGAGATAACGCCTCTTCTGGATTGCAATACAAACGCCATTGAATCTGAAAGACTAATGGTAACTAATCTCTTTGCTGTTGATGATTGCGACCGGTTACTGTTGAAAATATTCTCCAATACCAGTACAATGACCGATTACAATACTCAATGTACAGAAGCCCCGGAATCATTTTATGAGTTACTTGCCAGGTGTATTGTACTTTATAACGGTCATTATTATCTTAATGTCGCAGGGGTGACGGGTGTTTGTGATGATCTTCATGCATTCTGGACCTGTTCCAATAATCACATAGATCCTGAAAGGGCATTGGTAGAGAATGTTTTTTGTACTGATTCTTGTGGTAATCTGGCACTTAAATTATTTGGCCAGAGTCAATTTAGTTGGAGAGGAGGCGACCAATGAGCGATGTAAAAAATACCGGGTTTAAGAAGATGGAATGTACAGACATCCATCATCAGAATAAAATGATACAATCTGATGTCGGAGCAGGGTTTGTCGATGTCCAGGTCGTAGGTACTGATGTAAATATCTCAGGTCCCAAGACGGGGGCGAGTATTACGGTTCTCACGGGTGATTATTCTCCGGGCGTGGATGCTGACGGCAATGCCTGTACTAATCCTGACGGGACTTTTCTGATTTGTATAGAGACGGCAGGTATATTTTTCGTCACTCTATTCGACGGGTCAGATTTTTTGATCACTACGGTACAGTCAACGGCATACCTGGGGCAATGGTATCCGGCAAAAATTATCTCCGTCAATGTAGGGACTACAGGTGATTTCTCTGTAGGGTATTAACAATGTTGATTTTTACATTTAAATTTTATGGGATACTATAATGTAGAAGCAGATGTAGTTGATTTGATTTTTACCCAATGTGATACTATAGATATGTCATTTTCTGTCTATTTAAATGATGTTCTTTATGATATGACAGGGATGCAACTTGATATGCAGGTAAGAAAAACGAATGGTGATTTAGTAAGGTCATTCACGAGTTCCGGGGGTACACCAGCAATAACTATTGCGACAACTACATTTAATATCTATTCTACCGGGTTTACGAGAGCATTTACATATAATTATGATGTACAGCTAACCGACGGGGCAGATATTATGACAATTATGAAAGGCAGAGTTATTGTAAAAAAAGAAAGAACTTTATGAGCATAAGAATAGGAATAGGAATAAAGCCATCATCGGTATCGGGTTATTCGTGGGATGCCTCAGCTACTGCTTTATTAAATAGAATGATTGCTGCCGGGGAAACGCAAACTGATGCAAGGGCAAGAAATATAAATGATACTATCATTGCATTAAAGGCAGCAAATCTATTTGATACTCGTTTTGACGGGATGGGCATTACAAGGGCAACGGGACTTGGTTCAAGTAAATTAAACTGGGTTCAGAATGCTTTTAATCTTACAAAAGGCGGTGCAGGTACTTTAACATTTACAACTGATGGAGGTTATAATAGTGATGGTTCAACAACATATCTTAAAACTAATTTCATTCCAAGTGTTAATGGATCAAAGTTTAAACAGAATGACGCTTCTTTTTGGTTTTTAATTAGTGGTTCGCTTGGTTCGGGTGTTATGGGCCACGGTGTTGATGATGGCGGAGCTCGTAAGATTGTAATTGGGGCAATAATAGGTTCAAATGATTTGAATAAGTTAAATAGTGCTACTTCAAGCGGAGTAGGTGCAAGATATGCTATTGGTTATAATTGTATGGCAAGAACAAATGCAACAACTCAGGATAAATATATTAATGCGAATGCTTATAATAATGCAGCTAATTCAACTGGATTACCTGTTAGTGAAATATATTTATTAGCATACAATGATGCTGGTACGCCGAGTTATTTTGTTCCTGAGAGATTAGAGGCATGGGGTTACGGAGCTTATATAACACAGGCGGAATTTCTTACTATTCAGGGAATTGTTAATGCTTATATAGCAGCATTATGAAATTTTCCGTAACACAAATATTGCCCAAGAAATTCAGTTGCACTCAACTGTCTATTCCGTTGCCCGGACAACTTTCTCTGGATGTTGTTCAGTGTCTCACGGGTGACTGGTATAAAAGTGGATCGAAATATTATTTTCGTGACCATTCCGGCAACGGTTATGATGCAGAGATTTTAGGATTTGATGCTGAAGAACTAACTGGAGTGGGTTTTTCTTATAATTCAAATGCAAAAATAAAACAACCATCGTCTGGTTCTGCGTTCACCGCATTACAGGCAGCAGACTTTAATAATTTTTGGTATATATCCGGAGTACCGAGGGAAATTCCTTATTGTTTATTGTTTCAAGATATCCATTATCATCATCAAATTTTCAGCCGTCATTATACCGGAACATATACAAACGGTTATGTAAAAGATATCTGCACCTACGACCATGTATTAACCGGAAATCAGTTATCTGCGGCAAAATCATTTTTCGGAGTGCCGACAGAATTGGTTGCAACGGCATTATGGGTCGACAATGCTGGAAATGATACAACCGGAACAGGAACAAAGGCATTGCCTTTTAAAACAATCCAACACGCCGTAACGGTTGCCAATCCAGGCGATACAATTTATCTTGGTTACGTATATGATAAAGTTGATCTTACGGCAAAATTATTGCATATTCAAGGTACGGGATATTCTGAAATAAATGGGACTCAGTTAGGGGCAGGAGCCTTTACATTAAAATCTTCTTTAAATTCAACTTTTAAAAATCTTGTAATTTCCAATTTCGATCAGACAGGGAATAACGGAGTTATTAGCATAACCGGAGGCAGTCCAAAATTCTATCTTTGTAATCTTGGAATTGCAACTATACGTTATCATCCACATCAAGATTGTACTCATGCAATGGATATTTCCGGAGCATCATTAGTTGAATGGTATGGTGGCAATATTAATTACTTGCCTAATCTTGCAAGTTATCTGATCGTAAATGATACATCTGATTTTAAATTTATTGGTGGTTATGTTCGTGGCTGCTTTAAATTCAATAATGCTTCAACAGGAAATATTAATATTGATATATATGGTGGTTCTGCCTCATTTCAATCTCATTTTTATAATACGAGCATAGTTACATTTAATGTAAGAACAGATACTATCATCCGAGATTTATTATTTAATGAATTATTAGGATATTTAACATCGGGATGGAGATTATATGATACTGCAATTTTAAATCTTAAATATCAAAAACGTGCATTTGCTGTCAATTTAATCTCAGGCACACCTGTGTTAAATCTATCTCAAAGTATTGCTACTATTTATCCATATATAAATGCCGGGGCAGGTGTTGCAGCAGGAGCGATAGTAAATATTAATTACTGCCAATTAACACTTGATGTGAATAATGATATATCCGGTGTTCATAATTTAGAGGATTTTGCCGGTATAAATTGGAACATAAAACATTCAACAATAGAATTTTCCGGTCATTCAGGTTTGTTTAAAACAATGGGGCAACCTATTGGATTGACAAATGGCGTTGATCCTGTCTTGCTTATTGAAGACAGTATAATTATAGATCATTGCGATGATGGCGTTCCGTTTGGTTTGAATTACCCGGTTTGTGTTGCCAATAAGGGAAAAACAACTATAAGAAGGTCGAAACTTATAAATATGGATTATGATGGTATAAGTGCAAATAAATTACTGGTAATAACAAAAGATGCCGGGCATTTTCTGAATGTTGTTCTTGAAGATGTAGAATTTATTAGTGATGTTACACCCGGAGGAAATTTATTCCAAGTAATCAAATCAGTTCCATTGACCATTAATGATTATGTAGATATAATTGGAACTTTCATAAATCACACGCAAGAATATGATCCTTGTGATGTTATGGCAGATTGGAATTATCTTTTAGCAAATGCACCTTAATAATTTAAAAAAATGGCAAAAGTAAAGAAAGCAAAAACAACAGGAGAGGGCGAACCTACTCCATTGTATGCATGTGTAGATTGCGGATATTCAGGGCAACAGTCTATTTGTCCTTCTTGCGGGAGGCTGTGTGTGAAAGTTGAATGAAATGTCATGCCTGAACATGATTGTATACAACAAAAAGAAATTGGTCGGATAAGTGCCATACTTGATAAGATCAGCAAGGAAGTTTATGGCAATCATGAAGCCGGACTTGTAAAAACTATTCCCCGGTTAGAAGAAAAGATAAACAATCTTGCAGGTAGTGTCGCCTCCCATACCAATGTAATATCAAGTTTTATAGAATTTCAAGCAACACATAACGGAGAGGTGAGAAGTAAAAAAGAAATGGAGGAGAGGGCAAAAATAGCAATAGACTTACTTGCTACACAAAAAAGGGATAAGATGCAAAAAATATTTATGTCTATCATGGCTATTATTGCTGCTTGCGGATTGACTCTCACTGCTTATTTCGGATTTATAAATAATAAGAAACAAGATACTGCCATTAAAAAAGTAGAGGGACTTGGCGAGCCAGTAGTAACGAATAGCAGGGGATCAATATATCCACTGCCTCCGGATGTTAAAGTAAGATATTTCCGCAATGATTCTGTCTATAATTTTAGAGATACGGTAAGATGAATCATTTTTCTGAACTATCAAAACAAAGACTTGAAACTTGTCATAAGGATCTGAAAACTCTTTTCGCTCATGTGATAATTGATTATGATTGTTCAGTTATTTGCGGATGGCGTGGCAAGGAAGATCAGGATCGGGCATTTGCCGAGGGCAAGTCACAGAAGAAATTCCCAGATTCAATGCATAATTACTGGCCTTCACTGGCTGTTGACGTTGTGCCATTCGAAGGAAATCATATTGATTGGTCAAAAACCCAATCGGCTTATTTTGCCGGTTATGTCAAAGGAATTGCAGACCAACTTTATAGGATAGGAACAATATCACACCGGATAAGATGCGGGGTTGACTGGGATCAGGATTCAGATATTGATGATACAAAGTTCTGGGATGGTCCTCATTTTGAAATTGTAATTAATCCGGGGGAAGTATTCAGCCATGATAAATATTAAACAATGAAGTCTTCTAATATTTATAAATTATATTCAGTTGCAAAATGGATATGGCAATTCTTCAAAGATTACTGGCATCTGATTTTACTTGCAGGATTCCTTATAACATTATTATTAATTAATAAATGGTTACCGTAAAAAATTGAAATTATGGAACGTTCAAAATTCTTACAATTAAACTGGAGAGACTTTTTTAAAGGCCTCATTGTGGCAATTCTTACTGCTGTTTTAATCTTGTTTCAGACAGTTCTTATCGATCCGTCTATTTATTCATTTAAGGCTGTGGCTATTAGATGCGGATGGACGGCCCTTGCTGCTACCGTTGCCTACCTTTTAAAGAACCTCGGAACTAATTCAAAAGGAGAATTGCTTACGCCGGAAGGATGAAAAAGTATATCTACGGATTTATTGCTGTTATAATTGGGTTACTCATCCTTGAAACTCGCATTCAATCGGGCAAGATTTCACGTCTGAAGATCGAAAATTCCAGGGTTCAGGCTAACAATGTCCAGTTATTCGGCGAGAAACGACAGCAAACAACCCTCTATTTAAAGGAAAAGGAACTGACGAGGGAACTATCCACTCAAAGGGATAGCCTCGCAAAAGCCCTCAAAATACGTCCTAAACAGGTCGAGAAGATCGTTTACAGGGATAATACAATCAGGGATACAGTCATTAAGGAGGTTCCTGTCATCATTTCAGGCAAAAATGAATGGAAGATTTCCGATAAGGATAAGTGCTGGAGCTGGAATGCTATTGCAAATCTTAATGGTGATTCCTTAAAAGTCAATAGGACGGGATTTGATTATCATAACCGGACTACCGAAACATATTACCAGAAGCGGCCAAAGAAATTTTTGTTTATTCATTATGGCAAGAAGCAGAATTATATTGAGATCAAGCCGGAATGCGGTGAGGTTACCGTGAAGTCGTTTGTTTTTGTAAAATAAGGGGTTTTCATTTTCATAGTGGTTTTAGTGAGTTGAGGACTGGTTTGTGGTTATCCAGTCCTCTTATTTTACCCCCAAGTTACAGGATTTAGGGCAAATTTCGATTTTTAACACTTCATGCGTATCTGTATATCATTTTGTGGCGAGTGCCTTAAATATGCCTTTCTGTTCGAAATACGGTTATATGTGGTTCATAAAAAAAAGAACTAAAATAATTGGAAAAATGTATTGTCATGTCAAAAATGTATGTTACATTTGTGATAAATAGTATTCACTAAAACCGACTAAGATGAAAACAGCAACATTCAACAATCAGGGTAAAAAGGTAAATGTTAATATTCCTGAAAAGGAATTACATGATGACGACAATCCTTTATTTGCATTTAGTACAATGTCAACCGAACTCCTTACTAATTTTGCAAAAGGCAAATATGATATTGATTTTTATTTAAGGAATGAACTCGCAAACAGAGGACTGAATATTAATGGTCAATGGATTGGATTTGTTAATGCAAGGAAAGAATTTAAAATATAACCTTAGTCGGTCGGGTGCGGGTATGGTCTAATAAACCTTTTTAACTCGCACTCGTTACCGCATTTAATAACTAAATTTAAAACTATGGACAAGAACATTCGGGTAATAATTCCCTCGGAATTGAACATCAAATTAAATGAACACATCGAAAGGATTCGGGATGTGGGTGTAAAGATCACAAAGGCTGAACTCATAATCCGGCTTGCCTCGCTTGGATTACAGGTCGAGAAGAAAGAAATCAAAATCGATTCAATAAAACCATAAATGAAATAATAGTATGAAAAACATTAATCCTTTATTTGCAGACTTAATCAAATCTGCCATGAATCCTCTTGCCGAGGGTATCGCTCCCGATGAACATTCACCGGAAAATATCATCAATGAGATTTCCGATGATGAGTCCAGGATAGCCAGTCTTGAAAGACAAGTTGAATATCTGAAGAAACAAATCCTGAGACAAGTTAATATTAATGATGGATTTATCAAGTTAATAGAAGAATTAAATAAGCGATAATGAACTGGTACGATACGGAACATTTAAAGAAAGTCGGCGATGCTTTCAGGGAAAGTTACACGCCCGAAGTGCATGAAGAGATTCAGAAGATCAGGGAAGAGAAAATTCCTTGTGACGTTTGCGAACTAAGAAAAGAAATGGCAGGGAAGGAAGTTGTTTATGATCCTTGTGATGAATGTGAAAATAAACCAAAATAATTTAAAACCACGATTATGGCAATTTATGCAGAAAAACACGAAGGCGAATTTCAATCAGTAAAACCGGGCGTTTATATGGCTCGTTGTTTTCGGATGATTGAAATAGGAACTATCAAAGAGGAGTTTCAGGGCAAAATAAAAGATGTCCAGAAGGTAATGATTACATGGGAACTCCCGACAGAGAAGGCAGTTTTCGATCAGGCTAAAGGCGAAGAACCATTTGCAGTATCAAAGACTTATACACTTTCACTACATGAAAAATCAAATCTCCGGCATGATCTTGAAAGTTGGCGGGGCAAAGGTTTCTCGGAAGATGAGGCAATAAAATTTGACCTTACAAAACTTCTCGGCAAACCTTGTTTAATAACTGTTATTCAACAACCATCAAAGACAAATCCGGGAAGGAACTATACGGTTGTCAGTTCTGTCTCTCCGCTGATGAAGGGACAGGAATGCCCGGCACAGATAAATCCTACAAAGATTTTATCCTATGATGAATTTAACTGGGAGTTGTTTGAAACATTATCTGATTTCACTAAGGACAAAATCAAATCTTCAGTTGAATTTCGTTTGATGCAGGAGCCGGGTAATGTCACCCAGGAATCCGGCAATGACGAAAATAATGATATGCCCTTCTGATATGGAAACAGCACTTTCAACAATCAGCATACTTCCTTCGACGAAGGATCAGTTAAAAGTTTTCAGCCGTAAACTGAAAGATGAGATACTTGCCAATGACAAGGATCCGCTGAAGATTCTTGTTCAACTCAAATTTATTGAGAAATTACTTGAAGATGTTTTAAAGGATGAAGAAATTGATCTTCATTTCCTCCGGGAATTTGAACTCTACGAAAGAGAAAGAGTTATCGAAGTCAACGGGGCTAAACTTCAACAGTCAGAAGTCG